ACTGCGGCTGGCGTAAGCGACACGGTCACCTCCATCGACAACGGCCCCGATGCGGTCACGATTAACGACTCCCTGCGCTTCAACGACAACGACAGTGCGTACCTGTCCCGCACCCCTGCTAGCGCCGGAAACCGCAAAACGTGGACTTGGGCGGGGTGGGTTAAGCGTGGGAATTTAACCAATGGTTATTTATTCCAGTCGTTTGGCCCCGGTGGGTTCGGGGTTGATGGCAATATAGGCATTTTATCTGACAAAATAGATTTTATTTTTGATTATAACGGCGGCTCTAGGTGGCGGTTAATAACGACCCAAGTGTTTCGCGACCCATCGGCTTGGTACCATATAGTTGTCGTTGCAGACACTACTAGTTCTGCTAGCAATAATAGGCTTCGGTTATATGTTAACGGAGCAGTAGTATCTAGCTTTACGACGGAAAACTACCCGTCTTTAAATGCTGACGGAACCCTAAATCAAGCTTATGCGCATGCTATTGGGGCTAACACCACCCCTTCAACGCATTTCGACGGCTACATGTCCGACGTTTACTTCATCGACGGCGAGGCCCTAGACCCCAGCTACTTTGGCCGCATGAGCAGCGACGGTATCTGGGAGCCTATTGCCTACGCAGGCACCTCCTACGGCACGAACGGGTTCCACCTCGACTTCGCCGATAACTCGACGGCTGCGGCGCTGGGCACGGACGTAAGCGGGAACAGCAACGACTGGACGCCTAGCGGTATCACCACGGACGATCAGGTCTCTGATACGCCTAGCGTGAACTATGCGACGTGGAACCCGCTGGCAAAAAACACATCGCTCACGCTTGCAAACGGAAACCTAGACGCATCTGCAAGTGCGGCTGGTCTTGGCGGGGTCATCTCAACAATCGCTGTATCTTCTGGCAAGTGGTACTGGGAAGTCGAGCCGACTTCAGGTGGAGCAGGATTGGCTGTTGGAATTGCAGACTTGCCATTAGCTAGCTATGTTGCAAACGCGGCTGGAACGTACTTATACCTGTCAGGTGGCAGTAAGCGCCTAAGCCCCTCCACGACAACGGCGTATGGTGCATCGTTTACGGATGGAGATGTTATTAGCGTAGCCCTCGACATGGATGCAGGAGAGGTTACGTTTTACAAAAATAATGTCTCGCAAGGCGTGGCATTTACCGGGTTGTCTGGCACCTTTGCCGCGTGGATACAAGACGGATCGGGGACTAACGCATTAATCAGCACCACCAACTTCGGCCAGCGCCCCTTCACCTACACCCCGCCCGCAGGCTTTGTCGCCCTGAACAGCGCCAACCTCCCTGCCCCGGCGATCACGGACGGCAAGGAGCATTTCCAGCCCCTGCTGTATACCGGCAACGGTGCTACGCAATCGGTGCAAGGCTTGGAGTTCCAGCCTGACCTTGTGTGGATTAAACAGCGAAGTGGAACAAGAAGCCACAGGTTTACAGATGTTATTCGTGGAGTAACAGAAGAAATCTATCCCGACCTTACAAACGCAGAAACCACAAACGTAAACGGTTTAACTGCTTTTAATTCTAATGGATTTACTATTGGTAGCTCTGCTGGTGTAAATGAAAATACATACACATTTGTCGCTTGGAACTGGAACGCAGGCGGCAGCACTGTCACCAACACGGACGGCACCATCACCTCGCAGGTGCGGGCTAACACGACGGCTGGGATTAGTATTGTTAGCTATACGGGGAATGGCTCCGCTAACCAGACCATTGGTCACGGCTTAGGCCAAGATATTGATATGGTCATTGTCAAAAACCGTGATGACACCGACAACTGGCGGGTGTGGCATTCAGGTTTAAGCGGCGACACTTATTATGTTGGTTTGAATCAAACCTTCGGGGAGTTTTCGTCTAGCACCGTCTTTAATGGGCATTCAAGCACGACCTTTACCGTTGGGACGGACCCCGCAACGAATGGCAGCACAGAGGCCCTTATTGCCTACTGCTTCGCTAGCGTAGACGGCTTCAGCAAGTTCGGAACCTACACCGGCAACGGCTCTGCTGACGGTCCTTTTGTCTACACGGGATTCAGGCCTGCGTTTGTGATGATGAAAGCTATTTCAGTATCAGGCGAAGCATGGCCGATTATGGATAATAAGCGTCTTGGATATAACGTAATAAATAGCTTTCTACAAGCTAATTCAACTACCGCTGAGTTTTCATATGGCGGCGGTGGATCAGATATTTTAAGCAACGGATTTAAGTTAAGAAGCACATCAACGGGCCTGAACGGATCAGGCATTACATTTATATACATGGCATTCGCTGAGAACCCGTTCAAGACTGCGCGGGCGCGGTGAGGTAAGATAGCCTGGGGCCGGGGTGATGGAGCGCAAAAATGATAGACCCCATCACCGCCATTACCGCTGCGACGACGGCGTATAAGACGGTCCAGAAGCTGGTCGCGGCAGGCCGCGATATTGAAGATACCATGGGCCAGCTGGCCCAGTGGTATGGCGCGGTCTCAGACCTCAGCGAGGCTGAGCGCCAGGCCAAGAACCCTCCCCTGTTCCGGAAGCTGATCGCCTCCAAGAGCGTCGAGCAAGAGGCGATGGAGCTCTTCGCCCACAAGAAGAAGATCCAGGCCCAGGAGCGCGACCTTCGCGAGATGCTGCTCTACAGCTATGGGAAGGACGCCTATCGCGAGATGATGGCCATGCGGAAGCAGATCCGCGCCGACCGAGAAAAAGCCGTCTACGCCCAGGCCAGGAAGCGCAAGGCGATGTTCTGGAACACGGTTACTTTTGTGGTTATCCTTGCACTTGTGTCTGGATTCGGTGGCCTGCTCTGGTTCTTCTTGGGCGCCGTCTCTGCCCCAGCCGCCTAGGAGTGACCATGGCCGACCCAAGATCCATAAGCCAGCTTGGCACCTCGGAGCCCTTTGAGCTCCAGGTCGCCAGGGGCCAGGTAGGCTGGCATAAGACCCTCTTCAAGTACGGCTACAACCCCCTGATCATCAACGTCAACGAGACGATCTGGGACGGCGGCGGGATTTACAGCTACCCAGCCTCTGCCCTGGCGATGACCGTGACCTCCGCCGGCGGCGCGACCGACGAGGACGTGCAGGTGATGGTCATGGGCCTCGACGCTGATTGGAACGAGGCCTCCCAGGAGGTCACCCTGGACGGGACCGGGGCCGCGACGACGACCCAGACCTTCCGCCGGGTATTTCGCGCCTACGTCTCTGGCAGCCAGGCTCCGACTGGAAACATTACGATCGCCAACGGCGGCACGACCTACGCCCAGATCACGAACGGCGAGAACCAGACCCTGATGGCGGTTTACACCGTCCCCGCCGGGCACACCTTCTACCTCACGAACGGCACCGCGACCCACGGCACGGACACCTCCGGGGCCTTCATGACCATCCGGTTCATGATCCGAGAGTTCGGGGGTGTTTTCCGTACCGCGACCAAGATCGACGTGACCGGGGCAGAGCTCCTCTTTCCCTTCACATTTCCCCTAGTCCTCCCTGAGAAGACCGACCTGGAGGTGCGGGCGATCTGTAACAAGAACCAGAACAACGCCGTAAGCGCGACCTTTGAGGGCGTGCTGATTGACTCAAGGACGTGACGATCGTGGCTACCAATGACGTGCTGAACGAGCGCCTGAACGCCCTCCACGGGGATCTTTCCGAGGTCAAGTCAGCCCTGGCTCAGCTGTCGGAGGCTATAACGAAGCTGGCCCTGGTGGAGGAGCGTCAATCGCAGACGGCGGCGGCATTGGAGAGAGCGTTCAAGACCATCGACAAGATCGAGCAGCGCGTGAAGGCCATCGAAGAGGCCAACGTAACGCACAAGGCGACCAGTATCTGGGTCGACCGCGGGATCACCGCAGCTTTTGCGGTCGCAGCGACGATTATTCTCCGCAGCCTGGGTATCAGCTGGTGAATTTTGGCAAGCTAAAAAACCTCATCGGCGCCGTCGCCCCGACCATTGGCGCGGCCCTGGGCGGACCCGTAGGCGGGGCCGCAGCCCAGGCCATCGCCCAGGTCCTCGGGGTCGAGCCCGAGCCCAAGCAGATCGAGCAGGCCCTGCGCCAGGCGACCCCGGAGCAGCTGGCCGAGATCAAGAAAGCGGAGATCGCCTTTGAGACCCGGATGAAGGAGCTGGAGGTCGACGTCTTCGCTTTGGAGACCAAGGACATCCAGCACGCCCGGGAGATGCACAAGGGCGACTGGACCCCGCGTGTGATAGCCCTGGCCTGCGTGTTGTTTTTCGGCGGTTACATTTTCAGCGTCACCTTTATGCCCCCGGAGGCGAACAGTGAGGCGGTCATCAACCTCGTTCTGGGCTACCTTGGCGGGGTGGTTAGCGCGATCGTTTCTTTCTATTTTGGCGCCAGCCAGAAGCAGGACTGAGCCCATGAAGACCGGACCAGAAGGCCTGGAGCTGATCAAGCACTTTGAGGGCTGCGAGCTCAAGGCATACTGGTGCCCGGCCGGGGTCCTGACCATTGGCTACGGCCACACGGCGGACGTCGAGGAGGGCGATGAGATTGAGCAAGGGGATGCTGACAGGCTCCTGGAGGCGGACCTGGAGGAGTTTGAGCACTATGTGCTCCAGCTCGTCGACCCCGAGCTCACGCAGAACCAGTTCGACGCCATCGTGGCGTGGACCTTCAACTTAGGGCCGGGGAACCTTAAGGAAAGCACGCTTCTGAAGCGCTTGAACGAGCGCGACTTTGACGACGTGCCTTATCAAATCCGCCGCTGGACCAAGGCCGGCGGGAAAGAGCTCCCCGGTCTTGTCCGTAGGCGCGAAGCTGAGGCTTTGCTCTTCCAGGGCGAAGACTGGCGACATGTCTAGCCTAGCGATAAAGGACTTCGACCTCCTATCGGATAACGAGAAAGCGGAGGCCATGGCGCTGCTCAAGCGCTACGAGACGCTTGAGAAGCAGGAGACAGCCCAGAACGATTTCCTCGGGTTCGTGAAGACCCAGTGGCCCGATTTCATCGAGGGCCGGCACCACCGGATCATTGCAGAGAAGTTCAACAAGATCGCCGAGGGCAAGCTCAAGCGCCTGATCGTCTGTCTCCCGCCGCGCCACTCAAAATCCGAGTTCGCCTCTACTTTCTTCCCGGCCTGGATGATGGGCCGCCGTCCCAACCTGAAGATCATCCAGGCGACGCACACCGCTGAGCTCGCGGTGCGGTTCGGCCGCCGGGTTCGGAACATCATCGACAGCGAGGAGTACCAGGAGGTCTTCCCGGACCTGAAGCTTGAGGGCGATAACAAGAGCGCCGGCCGCTGGACCACTAACGGCGGCGGCGAGGCCTTCTACTCGGGCGTGGGCGGTGCGATCACCGGCCGCGGCGCCGACCTCCTCGTGATCGACGACCCGGTATCGGAGCAAGACGCGCTCTCGGCGACGGCTTTGGACAGCATCTACGAGTGGTATACCTCGGGCCCACGGCAGCGTCTCCAGCCGGGCGGGATCATCGTCATCGTCATGACCCGGTGGTCGACCAAGGACCTCGTGGGTCGGGTGCTCAAGAAACAGGGCGACGATTACGCTGACCAGTGGGATGTCGTCGAGTTCCCGGCGATCATGCCTGAGAGCGAGGAGCCGCTCTGGCCTGAGTTCTGGAAGAAAGAGGAACTGCTCTCGGTCAAGGCGTCGCTGCCGATCTCCAAGTGGAACGCGCAGTGGATGCAGAACCCGACCGCCGAGGAGGGCTCGATCGTCAAGCGCGAGTGGTGGCGGCGCTGGGATCGGGACCACGTCCCGCCCTACAGCTACGTTATTCAGTCCTACGACACGGCTTACAGCAAGAAGGAGACCGCCGACTACTCGGCGATCACCACCTGGGCGATCTTCCAGCCCGAGGAAGAGGGCTCTGAGCAAATCATCCTCCTCGACGCCAAGCGCCTCCGGGTCGACTTCCCGGAGCTCAAGCGCGCGGCCATGGATGAGTACCGCTACTGGGAGCCAGACTGCGTGCTCATCGAGGCCAAGGCCTCGGGCACGCCCTTGACCCACGAGCTCCGGCGGATGGGGATCCCGGTCACCGCGTATACGCCGAGCCGGGGGCAGGATAAGATCGCCCGGATGAACAGCGTTGCCCCGATATTTGAGTCGGGTATGGTGTGGGCACCGGAGCAGACTTTCGCCGAGGAGGTCATCGAGGAGATGGCCTCGTTCCCTTACGGGGACCACGACGACTTTTGTGACTCGGCGACCATGGCGCTGATGAGGTTCCGCCAGGGCGGATTTGTTACCCTGGACGAGGACTATCAGAATGAGATGCAGCCTCTACGGCGAGACAGGGTGGTGTATTACTGATGGCTATCGAGAAACGCGAGCTAGGCACCCAGGACGATCCGGACCTCATGGTCATGGGCAATCAGGTCGAGGTCTTCCCTGAGCCGTCTCGGGAGGACCAGGTGCGTGACGCGGCGATGGTCCTGGTCTCAGAGGAAGGGATCCTCATTGACGACGAGATCGACGCGGTACCCGAGATGCCCCAGGCGACCCACGACGAGAACCTGGTTGAGTATATCGATCGGGGCGATCTGTCGACGCTGGCCGGGGACGTCCTGTCTTCGATCAAGGCCGACAAGGAATCGCGCTCCGACTGGGAGAAGACCTACGTCGACGGGCTCAAGTATCTGGGCATGCGCTTCGACGACACCCGCTCCCAGCCCTTTGAAGGCGCCTCTGGGGTCATCCACCCGATCCTCGCCGAGGCCGTGACCCAGTTCCAGGCCCAGGCCTATAAGGAGCTCCTCCCGGCCAAGGGGCCGGTCAAGACCGAGATCGTAGGCGCGCGCTCGGTCGAGGTAGAGCAGCAGGCCGAGCGGGTCCAGGGCTTCATGAATTACTACCTCATGAACGTCATGGAGGAGTACGACCCCGAGCTCGACATGATGCTTTTCTACCTGCCGCTCGCGGGCTCGGCGTTCAAGAAGGTGTACTACGACACGGTGCTAGGCCGCGCGGTGAGCAAGTTCATCGCCCCCGAGGACCTGGTCGTCCCCTACGAGGCCCCGGACATGTTCTCGGCCGAGCGCGTGACCCACGTCCTCAGCATGAGCAAGAACGAGGTCCGCAAGCTCCAGCTGAACGGGTTCTATGCCGACGTCGAGCTCACTGGCGGGAACGGGCACTATTCTCGCGACGACATCGACGAGCAGATCGACGAGATCGAGGGGCAGTCCCCGTCCTACCAGGAGATGCGTGACCGCACGGTCTACGAGGTCCACACGATCCTCGACCTCCCCGGGTTTGAAGACGTCGGTGAAGACGGCGAGCCCACGGGGCTGAAGCTGCCTTACATCGTCACGATCGACGAGGACTCCCAGCAGGTCCTGGCGATCCGCCGCAACTGGCGCGAAGAAGATCCCGCGAAGCGCAAGATCAATTTCTTCGTGCAGTTCAAGTTCCTCCCGGGCCTGGGGTTCTATGGCCTCGGCCTGAGCCACATGATCGGCGGCCTGTCGAAGGCCTCGACCTCGATCCTGCGGCAGCTGATCGACGCCGGCACCCTGGCTAACTTGCCCGCCGGCTTCAAGGCCCGCGGGATGCGGATCCGGGACGAGGACAACCCGCTTCAGCCTGGCGAGTTCCGTGATATCGACACGACCGGGGGCAGCCTCCGGGAGAACCTCATCCCGCTCCCGATCAAGGAGCCGTCGAACGTCCTCATGCAGCTGCTCGGTCTCCTCGTGGAGAGCGGCAAGCGCTTCGCCTCGATCGCCGACATGAACGTCGGGGACATGAACCAGCAGATGCCCGTGGGCACGACCGTCGCGCTCCTGGAGCGCGGCACGAAGGTCATGAGCGCGATCCACAAGCGCCTGCACTACAGCCAGAAGCTTGAGTTCCAGCTGATCGCCAGGGTGTTCAGCGAGTATCTGCCGCCCGAGTACCCATACCAGGCAGCTGGCGCCGGACAGCAGGTGATCCTGAACCAAGACTTCGACGGCCGGGTCGACGTGATCCCGGTCTCGGACCCGAACATCTTCTCCCAGAGCCAGCGGATCACCATGGCCCAGGAGCTGATGCAGCTGGTCCAGTCCAACCCAGAGATCCATGGCCCCAGGGGCATCTACGAGGCCTACCGGAGGATGTACGCGGCTTTGGGGGTCGACGACATCGACACCCTCCTGCAGCCCCCTCCGGAGCCACAGCCGCCCATGCCGGTCGACGCCGGCCTGGAGAACGCTGGGCTCCTCATGGGCCAGCCTGCGCAGGCCTTTGAGCAGCAGAACCACGTCGCCCACGTCGCGGCCCACCGGCAGCTGTTCCTGACCCAGGTGGTCAAGGAGAGCCCGCCCGTGCAGGCGATGATCATCAGCCACATGATGCAGCACCTCCAGTTCCAGGCTACGCTCCTGGCCCAGCAGCAACTGCCGCCTGAGATCATGCAGCAGATCCAGCAGCTGCCGGCCATGGCCCAGCAGATGCCCCCGGAGCAGGTGCAGGCGATGCAGCAGCAGATCCAGATGGTCCTCGACCAGGCCTCCTCCCCGATCCTCGCCCAGCTGACGGCGGAGCTCATGGAGTCAATCGGCCAGGGTGGGGCAGATGATCCGCTGGTCCAGATCCGCCAGCAGGAGCTCGATCTCCGGGCCGCGGAGCTCCAGCAGGATCAGTCTGAGTTCCAGGCCGAGGAGCAGCGTAGGGTCCAGGAGAAGCTCCTGGAGTCCGAGATCCAGCGCCAGCGGATGGCGCTCCAGAAGCAAGTGGCCGACGATAAGATCCGCGTGGCCGAGGACCGGCTAAAGCAAAACGCCGAGCTCAAGCTCATGGAGCTCGCGCAGAGATTTGGGAGACAGTAATGACGACCAGCTACCGCCTTGAGGCTATTGCCAAGCTCCGGGAGCACAAGAAGCAGATCCGCGCGTTGGAGGCCGAGGCCCTTGCAGCTGAAGAGCAGCGCAAGGCCGACCGCGACGCGGCGAACGAGAAGCGCATTGCGGCTAAACTTGGCCGACCCACCCAGGCGGAACCTGCGCCGCCTGAGGTGGCGCTTTTTGAGTCCGAAGGCGAGGCTCTGCCCGAAGAGCCGGCAATCAAACCCAAGCGCCGCCGGAAGGCGGCACCCAAGAAGGAGGCTGAAAATGCCGATGAAAAAGGGACGTGGTCAGGAGACGATCTCGGAGAACATCCGGATGCTCCGTAAGGAAGGGCGGCCGCAGAAGCAAGCTGTGGCTATGGCCATGGACAAGGCCACGGAGATGAAGCAGGGCGGGGCCGTTACTGGCGCTGCCAAGAACAAGCCTAAGAGAATGAAGACCCGTGGCACCGGCGCCGCCACGAAGGGTCTTTATTTCTACGAAAGGACTTGATGGACGACCTCGATCTTCAGTCCAAGATCGACCGAACCATTCGTGAGCGTCGGGCGCTGATCCAAGAGATGCTCATGAATGGTTTGCTCAAAGATATGGAACAGTACAAATTTGTGCAAGGCGAGCTGCGTGCGCTAGACTTTGTCGAGGAGACCATTCGGGACTACCTCAAGAAGGAGGCGCGGTGAGCAAACCAAGTGTAGAGGGTGCTTATGTAAGCACCGAGGAGCGCGTGCTCGACCCAACCCTGTTGGAGAAGAGCGCGTTAGAACGCATGCCGAACCCGTCAGGGTGGCGCATGCTCGTCCTTCCTTATGCGGGGAAAGGCACGACCAAGGGTGGGATCCACCTCACCCAAGAGACCCTCGATCGTGAAGGCCTGGCTACCGTTGTGGCGTATGTGGTGAAGATGGGACCGCTCTGCTATGCAGAGACGTCCAAGTTCGGCCACAAGCCGTGGTGCAAGGAGCGCGATTGGGTGTTGATCGGTCGGTATTCTGGGGCGCGTTTCAAGCTTGAAGACGGCGCAGAGGTCCGCATCATCAACGACGACGAGGTCATTGGCACGATCCTTGACCCTGACGACATAGTGAGCTTCCGATGATTGAGAACCAAGCAAAGCAAGCCGAAGAAGAGCAGCTTGACATTGAGATCACTGAGGACGCCCAGGAGGGCGCGCCTCAGGCTCAAAAGGCATCCAACGAGGACGAGCTGGAGCGGTACACCAAGCAGGTTTCTCGTCGGATCAACAAGCTGAACGCGAAGCAGCGCGAGGCAGAAGAGCGCGCCGCCAACCTTGAGCGCCTGGCGATGCAGAAGGAGCAGGAGCTCCAGCAGTACCGCCAGCAGACGGTCCACTACCAGCAGAGCATGCTCCAGAAGGAAGAGGAGTCGCTCAAGGCCAAGGCGGACCAGGTCGATGAGATCTACCGCAAGGCGGTGGCTAACGGCGACGCGGATTTGATGTCGAAAGCCGACACGCTCAAGACCGAGCTCGCGATCCAGAAGGAGAAGCTGAACGCGGCGAAGGCGCGCCAGGCTGTTCAGCATCAGCAGCAGCCCGAGCAGTATCAGCAGTACCAGCCCGAGCCGCAGCGCCAGCAGCCTCAGCAGGAGGTCAAGCCGACCGATCAGGCCCTGTCCTGGCACCAGCAGAACCCCTGGTATGGGAACCAGGACGACCCTGAGCATTCTGCGGCTACGCAGCTTGCGTACTTCACCCACTTCAACCTTTTGAACGAGGGCTACGAAGCCGACTCCGAGGATTACTACTCGGAGTTGAACAATCGGGTTTACCGGGCGTATCCTTCGCTCAAGGCTGCCGGCAACGGCGGCCAAGCTGCCGGGAAACAGGAAAGTCGACCCTCTGTGCAAAGAGTCGCTTCCGCCTCCGTAGGAGGTCGGCAAAAATCACAGACCAAGCGTGGTGTGACGTTTACGAAGTCTGAGATCGAACGTCTCCGCGGTCTGAAGCCGCACAACATGAGCGAGGAGCAATGGCTCCAGCGAGTG